GTTCTCGTAACAGTTCTCACGATGTGCCGAGACGTATGAATATAACGACGTCGGGAACAGCGACGTCCCTGTGTCTGGTGCTTGTCCCTGTATTGGCTTAAACTTGATCTGCAGAACATCACCAGCTACGAGAGGGACGTGAATACCACCCTGCAGCCTGCAGTCTCTGATGTGGTTTTCACCCATCATGTTGTTATCGACCATGTCAATGGTCTTGTACTGTGTGCCGTTAATAAACACAGCGAGCCGTGTTTCAATGACTTGCTTCTGTTGTGAATATCTGATTTGATGATAGGCATACACCCACCACGTACCTTCGCCGTCAGTCGGGCACACATATTTCCAGTCGGGACTATTGCCATAGGAGCCGATGGACATCGTGCCCATGGCCTTGATGATCTCAGTGCTGTAGGGTATGGTGTTCCAATCGTCCATGTTGTAGTCTATGGCGTTTCGCATTTCCCACAAAAAACTACGTTTATAGTCACCGACATAGTGCTTCGATCTGTGCTCGCTGTCTGCTATGGCTTTGGTTGTCTGGGCTTGGTTGGTGTAATACGTCTGGTTTGTTACGAAGTTGTTGATGGTGATACGATAGTTGATGTCCATGTAATACTGGTAATTGTATACATCTCCATCAGGGTCGTCGATAGCATAGGCCTGGCCGAATGGTGAGAGCCTGCGACGCTCAAAAGCCAGTGAGCCTGGTGCAACCTTACGGTTGTTTATTGGGTCGTTTATAGGCATCAGCTCACCTCGTTCTGTGTTGTTGGAGCAAGCAGGAAATATTTGACTTTTGTCGTTCCGGCAAACCAGTTCATAGTGATAGACGTGGGCAGTGCCTGCGACCAGTTCAAGGCCGTGAAGGTGTCTGCGACGTTGTCCGTCAGGTTGTGCCTACCTGCAAGGCCCTGCGGTCTTACATACTGCGAGGCTGTGTAGTTCCACTCCATCTCGGCTGTTGCGTTATTCTCGTCTGCGAAGACGTGTAAGTGCAGCAGGCACAAGGCTGCCGTCATGCTCGTCTGTGCTTGCAAGGCTGCCATCTGCACCTGAAACTGCGGCTCGTTAGAGAAGTCTGCTTTGAACGCCACCGGCTCTGTCGATGCTGTCGAGGAAACCTTTACCCACTGGTTAGCCTTGGGGCCGTAATAGTATTTAGTAGTCTCGTGCACCTTGATAAGGTCGTTCGTCGTGTCTGTGTACAAGATGTGGTTTGTCTGCTTAAGCACGTCACTACGGCCTGAATTCTTGTGATAGTCCTTCATTAGGATGACAGGCACGTTGTGAATAATCGGCTCAATATTCATCGACCGTGAGGAACGTGCACCTTTCTTGAGCCTGACTATCTCTGTGAGGTCGTCCTGATTTGTAGACTCATAACGAACTTCAGCCTTGCCGATGTTGTCCCCACGCTTGACGATCGACGGAAGTGCCAGAGCGTTCTCGATTGACAGTGTGACGTCTGCAGTGTCTGCCGTGTTTGTCGTATCGTCTTTTGATCCACAAACACGCTTAGGGAACCACGTCGCTGTGATACGGTCGACACCTGCTGTCGTGCGATATGTGAACTCATAGCTCGCCTTGATGCCCATGGCCTCACATAAGTCACGAAGGATGTCGTAGACAGTGACGTCTTTGCGGCCCCATGCGAAGTTATCCCCCATGGAGTAGATACCACCTATCGTCTTGCCGTTATACTTTGGCTCGTAAGCATTGGTCAGCAGCACGGCCGTCGTCGATGTTACGGCTGTTCCTATCTCACGAGGGATGGTGTTAAGGTTGTTGATCTTGTAAAGTTCCAGCGCTGTTGTTAGGAAGTCATCGACAACCTGTGACCAGTCGAAGATGTCAGTGGCTGCTGATGTTGTCCGTGCGTAGTTGGTCTTGATGTGCGTGGCCATGCCGGTGCGTAGATAGCCTACGATGTCATAGAAGGTATCAGCTTTCGTGTCACCTATGGCAGTCTGGAACTGCTGGCGTGCAGGGTCGTTCTTCATCCGCACCTGAAATACGTTCTCGCTCGGTGGCGTGATAGCACCGTTCTTGCCGTTAAAGATGGAGAAGCCCGTCTTCGTCTTCATCGCGTGAAAAAGCATGTCCACAAGCTGGACATTGTACGAGTACGTGCCGTCGTCGAGCGGTTCAAGATTGACGGCTTCGACATTGTCCTCGACACCAGCGTACTCGAGTGAGTAGGTGCTGCCCGTACCACGGTCGCTGAACAACATCCAGAGGTTACACTTGTCACCATCGACAGAGCTCTCTATGTAGGTCTGCATGGCACTAGGCAGCATATCCCAGGCAAGCTGGAAACGTAGGGTCTGCGGTTTGACCATGCCGTATGGCAGGCCGTCAAACTCTGCAACCTGATCACCAAGCTCCAGCAGGCACACGTCACCGAGTGTGGTGACAGTGCCCCCAAGGTTGGTGTCGTATGTCAGCATCTCGAGCCGGATATTCCAGCCGTTCGGGAGCGTTCTCTGTATTCTGTAGTGCGGCATTATATCAGACTCGTAGCTTGACGGAATCGGTGTTTGAGCGACAAGGTCAGGCCGCGTGTGCCGTATTCCTTGCGTAGATCAGAGCTGAATGAGTCCAAATATACTGGATAGACGTGACCTGATGTCGTCGGGCTTGTCCTTGTCCCTGCTGTAAATTTTACCCAGAGATATTTCTTGTTGTGCATGCCATCGGACAATGTAAAGTAGTCGTCAAGGTCTACATCAGCAGTCGAGGCGTCGAATAAAAACGGCCAGCACTCGACTGTCCAGATAGTCCGTCGTAGTGCGCTGCCTATCGTGCCACCACCGATGTCGATCAGTTGTGTCGTCTCGAACTCAGCATCTTCGTAAGGTGCTAGTATAGGGCACGAACCACCTGGGAAGGTCGAAGTTATAGCTGTGTAACCAGAGAGGCCAGTCAGTGACGATGCTGCCACCGTGTCGTATGCCGACGATGACGTGTCTGCATTAGCAGCATATAAATACATCTGCCATGAGCTGTTACCTGCCATGCTACCCCCTTAGGCCAGCGACTGCGGCCCTGTAGTTATCCCGTCTGAATAGATACGTATCGAGTCCCACGTTTACACCTACATTCATTCGGCCCTGTATGCCGTCCGGCATCCTGTCGAGGCGCTGGCGAATTGCAGAGAGTTCTTGTCGCATGCCTGACATCTCTGTTCCAATTTGCGGATTTGCAAATTGTGCGTTCATGGTCAGTGGCAGCTTGCCCTGATTCATCTGTTCCAAGATGCCCCTGAACTTGCTGGTGTTTTCTTTGTTGATTACGAACTCTCCCTTGTGAACCACGCCAGCCGTCTCGTACTTGCCACCGTTGCCAGTGTAGCCACCCTCAGCAAAGCCCTGAACACCTGCACGTGCTGCAGCTACGATGGCCTTGAGAAGTGCAGTAAGAGCTGCGGCTTTAATCAGTCCAAGTGTTCCAGCAGAGGCTACCGATTCAGCTGATGCCAGGGAGAAGCCTGTGATTTGTGCGACCAAAATGGGTACAAGTGCGTCTAAAGTATCGAGTGCCAGCAGTAGAAATGTCTTGCCAAAATTTTCCTGCTCTGTCAACAGTTGACCGAATGCAGCACCAGCAACATTGGCCAGTTCGTCGTATACATCTCCAAAAGACTTAGCCCCTGACGCTGCTGTTGCGAGTGCGTTAGTGGTCTCTGTTGTTAGTGCTTTGAACGTTTCATTAAGCTGCATTCTGACAGCTTCAAACACCGTCGGAACCTTCTCCACAGACTCGGCTAGTTTGTCCACGCCATCCTGATACGAGAGCGTTCCTTCTGTGATGCTGTCGACGATCTTGGCTGTTGCTTCCTCGGAAGCCTTGGCAGGCTTTGCGAAGACTTTATTCCAATCGATTTTGGTGATGGCGTCCGCTGCAGTTTTGGCAGTATCCTGCAGGGCATCCCCAAGGTTAAAGGCTTTTTTGGTGACTTTCAAGAAATCAAAACCAAGCACTGCAGCACCTTTCGCCAGTGCTGTAAATGCTTGCTTTTTTAGCTCGATCGAGGCCTGCAGACTTATGCCACCTCTGAACTGATTAAATACATCGAGTGCTTGCTTGACTTGTGGATACCAGAACTTTGGATCACGTAGTTTTAAGTCTGCCTGTATTTTGCCGACAAGTAACTTGTCATATTCTGTCTTTACCTGCTCAACAGATTCCTTGTCTGTATCGAGTCCCACGGTCGTAGATATTGCACGACCTTCCTTGTCGGTTTCAACCTTGAAAAGTCTCTGAGCTTCTGCTATAATCTTGTCAATGTCAGCCTTCTCGAGCTGTGCAGCACGCAACTTCAGCGCATCGCCAGACAGACCACGCTGCTGCTCAAGTGCCAGTGTAGTGTCACGAACTGACTTGAGTCTTGCTTCCTCTGCTTTTAGAATCTTTTGCGCCTTGGCAAACTCTGACTCTTGGGCTTTTGCTTTGTCCTTGTCTGCATCGTTATCGAGTACACGCTTTTTCTTTAAAGCGTTGATTTGGTCAGTCAGAATCTTCGCTTGCTCTGCTGTCAATTTACCAGCATCGGCTGTGACGTTAACAGCTTGCTTCAACTCCTCTTTTGATTTTTTTAATGCTGATGCTGTTGTTGTGTCTAGCGTTCCAGAAACACGAGCGATGTCAGCCTGAATCTTTGCAAAGAAATCCGTGACACCAGAAAAATCTTTTTTGTCGGGTGCTGGAATCTTGGCCTGTTTAAGTGTGTCATCAAAACCTTTGTTGTATGCAGCAGCAACCTTATCACCAAAGCCTGTGAATGCCTTGAGTGCTGCTGCAATGTCAAAGTTTGTCAGCGCCACGAAGAACTCGCTGACGACCAATTTTATCGCACGGAAGGCTTCGGTAACACCACCGATCGTGCCCTTGATATTTACAAAAGCATTGCGTAGAATGTCAAGGAAGCCAGCGCCCTTCTTTGTTTCTTCGTTTGATTCTTTGCTGACACCTATCCATTCGCGT